CTGGAATCGATGGGATTACCCCCCCATCGTCCTCTCCATATACCAAACAGTATATGTTGGGGATCCTCCTGCTACCCAGAAGATTCTTTCTTCTTAATACTCAATCTAGAGTACTTGGGTCTTACTTTTAGGACTCAGGTTCTTCCTGATGAATATTCAAGCTAGAATATTATCTTTATCGGTAAGAGGGTGATCGGCTGAGAAGCTATCATCTCGTTTCTTCAATATCTGGTTTATCACTAAACCACTCCATGACAAAACTTGGAAATGGTGAAGGATAAGCAAGATCTTGAAGCAATGGGTATCGAGCTAGTAATTTCTTATAGGATGTTGTTGTTCTATACTGGTTGGAATATTCTTCCTTCCTTAATAGAGCCTCAACATCAGTATAAGAGATCCCTGCTCGTACCATCTTATCGACAACGGTTGCAATCCCGTTGGGTCAGCACTCTGGGTCAAAGGCTATAAAACCCTCACCGATCAAGATTTCAACACTGTGAAGATAGCCATCTTTTCCAGTGGGAAATCACACAGGTGGAAAAGACTTTGTATTGTCTAATCCAACTGTAATATATGGTGATCTCCAAAAGGGACTACCATATACAGATCGGTTTTTCTCAACATACATTGATGTTCTTCGATGTATCTGTTCAGGCGTGAGTGCCTTTACAGCATTGTTGATACGGGTAATCGACAACTGGTTGAACTGCTCCTGATAACCACGTCTAACAACGTCGTTAAAGGGTCAGTCCTTACACTCAAATTGTAAAACTGTAGTGAGTTCAGACTGCTTCACGGGAAAAAGTGAAGTTATCCGATCAAGCGCAAGTGAGAAGTCCTTAGACTCTAACTCGTGCACCAAACTACAAGCAATACCCAGACACTCAAGCTTGCTAGGCCTAAGTAAGAGTTCAGGCGAAAATGGCTTCAGGTTCTTACCGTAACGGTAATAACCCTTAGCAAATTCTGCTATTCCTCTTTCTGAGAACGATTTATTCTCATTAAATTCTATACCTAATAAGTTTAGAATAAAATGATATTCAATCGCAACCTCTCTATCGGCTATTACGATATCATCACCGATGATAGCGTAACGACTAAAAGTTTTACCTTTTAGTTTTCCAGCACGAAGAGCGGCTCAGTAAACCAAATGGTGATGAGACACGGCCATAGCGGCTCATGAACTCAAATAACCCATTGGTTGTCCCACCTCATATCTGATCTTCCTATTATCAGGTAAACTGAAATAACAGAAAGCAATTAACAAGTATCACGATATTGCTTGCGCAATATTCATGAAACCCATAGCAAACAGACTTACTGCTTGAAATCAAGCAGGAAACCGGTCTGTACAGGCGCTCATATCAATAGAAAACACTTCAGATCCATCAGAAGTGAATTCTTTGACACGATTCGCTTGCCCACCATGATCATGTGTACCATCCTCCTTCACTGTTTCCAGGAAGTTGAATAGGTATTTATGAACTGGTGTGAGTAAGGTTTGGTAAATTATATTACCAACGCCCACTACTCGTGTCTTGCCTCCTTTATCACTAAAGAAAGCAAGACGGTTTTCATGGAGTTTGCCCGTTTTATATTTTTCAGATTTAATTCCGATAGTATATGCGGACTCGCTCAGTTGATTGAAAGTATCAGTTACTTCTGACCTGTTACTCACAGGAAAGCTAAAGTAGAATAATAAAATTCTAACTCTAGAACTGAGATTCTCTCAAATAGCCAGAAAGTCTTCCAAGGCATAAGAAAGTGCAGGTTTACCATTTGGGCCAGCTTTCATAGAAGTTCGTCACTTCAATGAAAAAGGCTTAATGGGCTGAATCTTTCTTAAACTCCTCAGATACTTTGCTGATTTCAGTATATTAGGAATTTCTCCTAATAAACCTAGATAAGACCCCTCAAAAGGACGTGTGATAGTACTAACATCATACTCCGGAGGGAAGATCACGAGACGGTGAACTTGGCAAACAGTTAAAGATGTAAATCTAGTAGCAAAACTTTGCTTCGCCTTACGGCGAAAAGCTCAGAATTTACGACTAAGTTTACATGTTGGCCGTTTGTTCTTCGTACAGCCTAAGATATCCTTGGTTAAAAAGAAACAAATTTCTTTGAATTCTTTTAGACCTTGTCTACCTCGGTGAAGACGGTTAGGAAGTTCTGTAACGAACTTCTTAGCTGTCTTACTGTACGATAATCCATTGGACAATAGCAATTTGGAAGCTCTCGCTACTACTGTAGTGAGTAATTCGCTTAGTTCTGTATATTTGTTGAAGTTATATTTCATAGCTTTAATATTTATATAGAATTTGCTTTCTCTTATAATTTCTTATAAGGAGCGACGCTGATAATGAAGTATTCTCGCGATCCAGCGACGAATGCCTAGTTAGCAGTGGCTTTTAGCTCCTAAGGAATGACCTTAGGCGGGTAGGTTTATCCTACTTAATAGTAAATCTATACTATTCCTAGCACTGAGAACGTCGACATTGTGGTTTCACCCACACTGGATAGGTATTGCCTGTAGAGGTGGATTAATCCTCCACATTGGTACCACGACTAGAGTGTAGACCAAACAATCTCACTTGTTTGATCACCTTGGTGATGAGCCA